GTTAACCCATTATTCCAAGGAAGTGTTGACCATTCCCAGAACTGTGGATTCAGTTCTGCTACTGCACGATAAGGACCACCACCTTCCCACTGTGGTCCACCGTGTGCAAGGTCACAGTGATAGAAGGGATCAGTTCCACCATACATTAAATCATGCAGGAGGATGATGCTGCTAGGACCAACTAATCCATCAAGCAGTTCAAGTTGACGTTTGACGTGTGGATACGAATGCCAATCATCAACATAAACGATATCAATTTTCTTATCCTTGGGCCATTCTTCTAGGAACTTAATGCTGTCCTGCTTGCAGAAAGTGTAATGACCATTGTTTGGTTTGTATTCTGAAGGGTCATTGAGATCAACAGACCAAAGATGTCCATTGTTCAATTTTGCTGCCTCATACAGAGGTTCACTTGTGTGACCTTCTCGCACACCAAGTTCAACAAATGTTTTTCCCCTAGATGCTAATGCAATAGAAAAAATTGAAATGATGTGTCGATCAGAATCAAGGTCACCATGAAGTGCCTTGTCGCAAAATTTGTCCAAAAACTTCATCAGTTATCCTTCCAATACTCATAGATGTCCTTTGTCACCTCATACTCCATCTGCTTCACTTTTCTGTTTGGTTGTTTCATCGCCCAAACAAACATACTTTCAATAAGTTCTTCAAGGTTAGTTTCATCCTTGAAGTCTAATACGGTCTTTGCTTTCGTGTGATCACAATATGCATGTTTGACTTCATGACGTGGTTCTCCATGTTCAATAGGAACATCATAACCATATTTTTTGCCAATCTTTTGAACTGTCTCTGCAACTTCGTTGAGTGTGAAATATTTATCCGCACCAATATTGAAGATTTCGTTGTCGTAATCTGTCAGAAGTTTATCAAATGGTTCCATATAATATTTGATGTCGGAGAATGCACGAGTCTGTTCACCGTCACCGTACACAAGAATGGGTTGACCATTTAAAGTCTTGCGAATAAAAATACCAATCACATTACGATACTTGTCCCAGATGTTTTGATAAACACCAAGAACATTATGAGGACGAACAATATTATATCGCAGACCAAACTGTTCATGTGCAAGTCTCAAGTCACACTCTACAGCATACTTCGCAACACCATACGGATCAATTGGTTGTGGTCTTTTATCTTCAGTGAACGGAGGCTCTTGCTCACCATAAACTGCCATACTAGAAGTAAAGATCATCTTGGTATCATTCTTGATACACTCATTGATCAAATTAGCAGAACAAATAAGATTGTTCCTATAATTAAAATTACGGATAAAAGGAGAGAGTCCCTCTGCAGCATAAGCAGCAAAGTGAATCAGAACTTCTGGTTTGTGTTCATCAAAAAGTTCTACTACTTTCTTTCTATTCTCAAGATTCAACTTGACGAAAGTAAAGTTTTCTCCTTTGGGAACAAATGCTTTGTATCCACCAGAGAGGTTATCAATACCGACAACCTCATGTCCATTTTCTAAAAGATGTCTGCAATAATTTGAACCAAGAAGTCCAGCACATCCAGTTACAAATATTTTCATAGTAGTATCCAATCAGGGCAATAAAGATCTTTTGTATTTTTGTCCTTGTATGCAGGACCGAACCACATCTTTGGTGCGATTACTTTTTTATTTGGGTTGGACTGCAACCAAGCACCCCACCAACTCATAGAACTATTAGCAATAATAGCATGAGAACACAAAGACATCAAGCATAAGTCAACATATGGAGTATATGAACCATCATCATACTTATCTTCTGGTTCAGAAATCAAAAATCTATCATCAGCAAAAAATTCCTGCTCTTTAACCCATTCAGGAGAGTCAGAGAATACGATTACTGGTTGGTCATCATCAAACTCTGCCAGTGCTTTCTCATAGTATTCTATGGGTTGCACAGGATGCTGGTCTCCACATTGAGTATAAGACCACTTAAACCCACGAGGATCAGTGAGATTGGGATCACCACGACGAACATGAAGCATGATTGGTTCACCATCAACAAGATCAATCATTTCTTGGCAAGGAGACATGATCTCACGATGAAATGTAAAGTCTTTACGAATTTGATCCTTTACATTATCAAAGTATTTCCAAGACTGAAAAAATCCATACAGACTCACATCATTAGGACATGTTGTGAAGAGTTTTTTATTGAAGTGAAAATGCTCTTCTTGAACATATCTGTCTCCCTGTATGTATCCTTGAGGGATATGATCCAAATCAAAGCATTCATGCAAACTATAATTCTCAATTCCTTTATTTTCTGGAGATGGAATACAGATATCATGCCCATTCTTTGCTGCAATACCACGAAGTGCAGCAAATTCAAACATCTGATTACCAAGACGACCAAGATGACCTAGATGATTAAACCCTATCATTCATCAACTCCAAACAACTTCAAAATGTTCTGAACTCTATTTACATAGGTGTGCTTTTCTTTAATAAAAAGCATTGCCTCGTTCATATTTACCTTCTTGTTTATCTCGGCATCCAGAAGATTTTCATAAAGACTCTGCGGTGTTCCTCCATAAACAACATAATCACCAAACTCACGCTTAACTGCATGAGAGTTTGTACCACAGATCCTACCGTAACTAATGTTCTTAAAGATTCTACATGGAATATATCCAACAAGCAAGTGCCAATCACTTCTAAAGTCTGGACACAAGAAAGACTCTCTGATTAATTGTTTGTTCTCTTCGTCAGAAGCATTTTGAGTATAGACTGTAAACTCTACTCTATGTTTCTCGCCAATAATATTAGCAAACTCTTGAGCCCACCATGGACCTTGTTCATAAAGCATTCCAATATAGTTCAACTTCTTCGCTCTTGGATTGAATTCAACTGGATTTTCGTGGTCAATCTCATGAGGGAGTAAGTCAGTTGCCCATGCTTGATATAGAGTTCTATTAGATTCATCCCAGAAAGATAAATCAGAAACTTTCTCTACTTCTTTCTCTTCAAATGTTTCTTGATCTAGTACATCACATTGATGTCTGAAAGCAATCACATTCTCTTTTGGAATATCATTTTCTTCAAACTCATTCTGAAAATTGAGTCCAACATACTTACAATCTTTCCGATAAGGCATTCCCTGTCTTCTTGAATGCTCAACAATGAAAATCGAGTCAGAGAAATCAATGGATGAGATATCATCTCTGTGATCTATCCAAAGAGTCTCATGACCCAAAAATTCACATGCTTTCTTATAAGAACTGTGGACATAACCATGAGTTGATTCATGAAGTCTATGTCCCCAGATAACAATCTTACTCATAATTTTTCTTCATTTCATCAAAGACTTTATTGATACCTGCTTCAATACCAGTCTTGGGTAACCACCAACTCATAATGTAACTGTCTGCCTCATTTCTTTTGTCCATCTGAACACTATCTTTTGCAAGACCTGGTTTGATTTTTACATCATACTTCCCAATCCTATTGAAGCATCCCTGAATAATTTCAGCAACAGACTTAATAGAATCATTACGGAAAGAAGTAATGTGAAGAGGGTCTTCTGGTTTGAAGTCAGTGTAGTTTTCCATCACTGTCTCTAGTGCCTCGCAGCAGTCCTCTGCATAAAGGAACTGACGCTCTTCAGTACCATCAGTCATCATTTCAAACTCACCCTCTTCAAACCCCTTGCGGATGAAGTCAGTGATCACATGGGCTTTCTCCATGTCATGCTCAATACCATACACATTCCAGAACTTAACAGTGAGTCCTTTCAGTGCAGTGGTGTAGAGTTCTCCCACACGCTTCATCACACCATAAGGAGAATAAGACATGTTGCTCATCTGGGATGATGCAAACACGAATCTCTTGTTGTATTTTTCAAGCAAGCCAAATACGTTTGCCATGATGCGAGTATTGTTATTGATGAAGTCAAACGTGTGTTGGTACTTCTTCAGGTAGTGAGAACCACCGACATCAAATGCAAGAACAAAAACAAAGTCAGTGTCCATGATAACACGATGCAGTTCCGCATTGGGAATCTGCGTCATGTCTTGATGTGGTCCATTGATAACATCAAACTCATGAACTTTATGACCTTTTTCACGCAAATACTCTGTGAGGTAGGCACCGATTTGCCCACCAGATCCAAGGACAGTTACTTTCATTGTTATATTAAACAGTAATTACAGATTCAGAAATAATTTTATCATATTCTAATCCCCAATCTTTGGAGATGCACTTTGGATTATTTGGATTAAGAGTTAATTCAACAAGCCAATTCCTAGTTTCGAAAACTTTATTCCAATCTACGGTTTGTTTTACCTTTTGCATTCCATCAAAATCTTTGACCTGGACAAAGGTCATTCCATAACTTGAAGTATGGTGTTCGATAGACACATTATCATCCTCATACATTGTCATTTCACGGACGCTCTTTGGGAGACCAAAGAAATCTGTGATTGCAACGTCAACCCTCTCACACTGAACTCCATTAATAACTGGTCCCTCCATTGGCCAATGCGAATCATGGAAGACAAAGTATCCGCCTTCTTTAATATGATTTGACCAGAAGTAAAGTTCTGCTAGAACTTGTTCCCTAGTGTGTTGAGTATCGATGAAAATCATATCAAAAGGATCTTCGTCCCATTGCTTTCCAAGGGTTACACTATCATAAAGGTAGCAAGTATAATTTTCATTTACGAAACGTCTTCCACCATTGTAGAATAGTCCAAAATTAAGATCGCATCCACAAACTTGATTATTGTTCTCTTCACTTTCATAGGAAAGAATAGCAGAAGAAACTCCACCTCTAACCCCAACATCCATAAACCTAGAGTCTTTTTTAGTTTTTACTAGATCCAAGAGAACCATTGCGTTTTCCCCAAGATCACTAACTCCAGCAGAATTTAACCAATTAGTCAGTTCTGATAATTTACTCATTATTATTTCCTATTTTTAATTTGCTCACTAATCCAATCGTAAGTAATACGAATGCCTTCTTCAAGGGATTGAGAATAATCCCAACCAAGTTCTTTGCGGATCACATCGTTATTAGAGTTGCGTCCACGAACACCAAGAGGTCCATCAATGTGGTTCTTCTCTACGGTTTTACCTGCAACTTTTGCGGCAGTCTCAACGAGTTGGTTAATGGTAACCATTTCTTCGGAACCAATATTCACAGGTCCGATGAAATTGGAGTCCATCAGTCGTCTAGTTGCTTCAATGCATTCATCAATGAACAGGAAGGAACGAGTTTGTAAACCGTCTCCCCACACATCGATGGATCCACCTGTCTCTGGGAGGTAAGCGACTTTACGGCAGATTGCAGCTGGTGCCTTCTCTCTTCCACCGTCCCATGTACCTTCGGGGCCAAAGATATTGTGATATCTGGCAACACGAACAGGAATACCATAATTCCTATGGTATGCAAAGTAAAGTCGTTCAGAGAATAGTTTTTCCCATCCGTATTCGGAATCGGGGTTAGCTGGGTATGCGGATTCTTCACGGCAGTCGGGGTTATCAGGATCCAGTTGATTGTGTTCTGGATACATGCAAGCAGATCCAGAATAGAAGATCTTGGTAACATTCTTACCCTTTTCTTCGTTCATCTTATGTTGCATCTCAAGAACATTGAGATTAATCGTTGCAGAATTATGCATGATATCTGCATCGTTCTCACCAGTGAAGACAAAACCTGCTCCACCCATATCAGCAGCGAACTGATAGATTTCATCAAAGCACTGGATATATCGATAAGGAACCGAGTGATAGAAATTACCACGGTCACCCTTATACTCTAGGACGCGACGAACAAAGTTTACATCACGAAGATCTCCCTGAACAAATTCATCTGCTTCAGTAGTAGAAAACTCTGGACGCTTAAGATCTACACCACGAACCCAATATCCTTCAGACTTGAGTCGCTTCACCATGTGCGATCCAATAAAACCACCTGCACCCAACACGAGTGCTTTCTTTATGTACTGACTCATTAAAAATGATAAACGCTATAGTATGTATTATACAAAAAAAGCAGGGTTTATGCAACCCTGCTCAAGTACGGTCTTTCATGCACGCCACTTGCTCTTTGACCTGAAGCAAGAAACAGGGCGGGAGTATAAACCCCATCCGCACCACTTGCCTTTTAGAGGAATGGCAAGAAACCCTACAGTCCTGATACCCTTGATTTAACACCAGGAGTTTCTTTCAGTGCTGCGATCAGAGTATCAACTTTTGCTTCGAGTGATTCTACTCTTGCTTTTAATTCAGAGTTAGACTGATTTGGGGTTGGTGTTACATTTACACTTCCCGAGGTCGTTACTTTCTTTGATGTTGACATGATTAGTAATTTCTACTTCAGTTTTATTTAGTTTTAAGGGGTCATATGACTCCACCAGTTCTGTTATAGTCCATCCGTGACTGAAGGGGGGGTTCCCGACCAGGGTTTTTAGAGACTCTCCATGTCTTCATCATCTTTTACATAACAAGGAACACGATCTGGATCCAACCATTTCGTATATTCAAAGTCTTCCATCGCAGTCAGAAGTTGCATCTGATTGTCAAGAAGGTACATGTCTCGATATCGTTTTGTCCAACTATCTGCTTTTTGAATTCGATAGTCAGGGAACCCATTGTCTAGGGTTCCACACTCAACATAACGATACGGAAACCGTTCAAAAACAATTTTCATGCTACTTCAGTAGTCTCCAAGTCACCTGCAACATATTCCATGAGCATCTCATAATCATCCAAAGGATCACCAGAGAATACAACACCTTCGTTTTCGTAGTAGCGGCGAACCTTTTTGAAAAGTTTCGGATTCTTTACATCAAGGTAAAAATCACCATTTGCTGCACCGCGAAGGGTTTGAACGTCTTTCTTGAATTTTGCTGTGAGAGTCATTGTTTTGAATGTTGACCTTACTATTATAAGGGTTTGACAGGGGTTCTGTCAATGCTGGTTGTGGGGATCGAACCCACCTTAGGCGAATTATGAGTTCGCTGCTTTCAACCAGAGAGCTAAACCAGCAAGGTAGGAATGTCGGGAATTGAACCCGATTCACACCGTTATAAGCAGTGGGCCTTAACCATTAGGCGACATTCCCGCAGATGAACTACGATGCTTCGTTATTATTCTCCGTGTATATTCGGAGGAGTTCATCATCCGCAGGAACCATTACACATCTTTCTCCTGTTTCTGTATTCTCTATGCCTATATGTTCTCCGTTCTCAACTCTTTCCAAGAGAGCATCCCAGTTTTCTTGCCAGTATTCCACAGTGTAAAATTGCATTGGTTTTACAAAAGAGATTTTAAAAATTTCTTTCCATTATATATGACATCATAAACTCTTTTATCATGAAAGTCAAGATCTGATCCCATGTTCACTTTCAGTTTAAAATTAGAGTTACCAACCATCTTTTCAATTGACCAAACCTCATAAAAAATTTTGAATGCTTTCACTGTTTTATCGACATCATATGCATCTAGGAAATCACTTAACAGTTGTTTGTGATCCTTTTTACTTGGATGCTTTTTAGGGATGTAATAATAATCTTCAGAGAACCATTTCAAGTGTCTGAAAACTTCTTGCATTTCAAATTCATAGTCTGGATCTATTCCATACATTATACTGTGACATGCTCTTGTAAGAATTGATTCTATTGCCACCGCATTGTATTCGCATAGGTGATTAATCTCTTGCATGTAGTCCCATTCCATATCACCATTTAGAGCTGCCATAAAGTGAGCAATGTCATGACATGCTTTAGTTGGAGGTGCTTCATTGTTATTTCTCTTTTGAATTTCACCATCAACATACTTTATTTCTGTAGTGGTCTTTCCATTATCCCATGTCCAATTGATTTCTGATACTTGCTTCATATTCCGCAAGTATGCTCCAGTCGGATTGAACAAAGAATTTCTAATCTGATCTAACAAAGACTGATCGATATCAGCATCTACACTGTTCTTACTCATGTCTCTAACCATTGCACAAATCCAGTTCTTGCTCTTTCACCACTTGGGGTTACACTATGATATGTAGGATTTTCTTCTAAATTGCATATAAAAACTCGATTATAAATTGGAACTATTTGATCAACCAATACAAAGTCAACATCGTTTCTTTCATCTGGCAATCCACCACCAGGAGTATCAGTGTTCAATCGAATATTGTGATTTAGAAAATCCATTTTCTCATCTGTGGTTGCTCTAACTTTCAACACATTGTCTGACTTGGATTCATCTACTCTCCATAATTGTAGCAATCCCCCATCAGACATTTTCCAATTCTTATTGAAGTAACATATGAACACAAGTTTCCTGGTAGTGCTATCAGTATGAATCCAAAACCCCTTTGCATGTGGTTTATGATAGCGAAGTTTCACAATAGAGTGAGTCTTGTCAGTTGATTCTACGCAAGCAAGTCTCCTCATATACTCTTCCCATTCTTTGGAGAACAAAAGTTTATGTCCATAATCAAATGGATTCATAAATTTGACTGCTCCATCATAAGGCAAAACTTGTCCGTCACGGGAATACATATCTTGCTTTTCACTAAAGTTAAGATTACCGTGCTTTTTAATCATGGTATCTAACTTATCAGTCTTAAAAAAGTTATCTAAAACCAGATACTTCATTTCTGGTTTTGCTTTCAAAGTTTCTTGTAAGGATACAATATAATCCTCATCCAAGTAAACCTTATTAATCCATTCCGATAGCATATACATTCTTTGATATTAAATCGGGGTGAGAAGATTCGAACTTCCGGCTTCCGCATCCCAAATGCGGCGCTCTATCCAAGCTGAGCTACACCCCGTTGAGTAGGTTCCTATCGCCGCCAGTCCTGAACCTACCAAAGGGGACTACCGCAGTTGATTTGTGTCTCAACAGAAATAATTATAACCTTACTTATGATGTTTGTCAAATGGTGCCCAGTGTTGCCAATTGTATTTGTGAACTGCCCAGATTCCTAGGATAGGTACAAAGACTAAAATATAACAAAAGAACTCCAAGACAAAGGAATTGTTTAGTGCTGTTGCTGCGAAGTGTCCCATAGTTGTCTGAAGTATCTATCTACCTGGTTTAAGCAATCTAATGGTGCTTGTTCTGCCGTGTGTGCCCAGTCATAACAGAAGTCGATCATATCAAATGTTAAACGATCAACTCCATATATTCTGGCAAATGAAGATGTTGCAAAATGAAATCTTACTCTAGTGTGCGGTGCCATTCCCCTTATAGTGTTCGGATTCATAATAGTGCCCCTTCTTTGAACCGAAGTAAAGTGTAGCGATTACAAAAGGTATTGCAACTATAATGAGTGCTTTTCCTAACAGGTGTTCCATTACTGATCAATTCCTAGTTCTTTTAAGTAGTCTATCCACCATTGTGGATCTTTGGTTCGTCTCCACTCTGGAACCTCAATTCCTCTCTCTGTATACCACTCAAACAGAGCATCATCGATAATCTGTTTTACTTCCATATTCCTCATCCTCTTCGTCAACGTCTGCATATGCATTGTCCACATAGGGTCCATGTGGTCGTTTGGCATCTTCTCTGACATAGGTTCTTTCAGCTTCGACAGTTGCAATCCATACCGAGAGTTTCATTACTATGTAGATGATACCCAGTGGTAGGAAGCAAGCAATTAGAATGAGTGATTTCATTTGTCTTTAAGCAAATTTTCTATTCTTCTACGCATGTCTTCAGACTTTTTTTGGTCTCTTTCACAATGCCTATATCCACGATGACCTCTCATAATCATTGTGCCATGATAAAACATTGTGGCAGCAAATACTAATAACAATACAATACCAATTAATTCAGGGTAATGTTTAACCATGGCATTACAGGAGGAATTACTCCAATAAGTCTTAAAAGTCCTTCAGCAAATAAAGCAAGAACCACCCAACCGAGACACATACTAATGATAGAAGCATTACGGTTGTGGCGTCGTATTGCTGCATCGATCATCTCCTGAACTTCTTCTTTAGTTACTTGAGTGGTCATTTTCTAACTCCATCAATCTTTTTTCCCATGTTACTCCACCATCCAATCCTTTGCATGGGTTTATACAGGTATCATCACCATGATTATTACAAACAAGTCCAGCAAGATCAAGTTCATTTCCTTTCTTTGCTGTACCAGACCAATAGTGCTCTCCATCTAACCAAGTGGCACCACACTTGGGGCATTCCTTTCTCTCCACAGAGAGATCAGACAGCTCTTTATTGACCATTGTTGTACTCCTTAAGGAACTCCTTAAAATCGGTTGTATCCCTAATGAGTTGCCTCTTAAGTTTCCAACCCATCCACTTCAGTTGAACTCTTATACCAGCATAACGAATTTGTAAATCCATGTACTGAATTAGTCTCATGGTTTCATCATACCCAGCATATATTACTAATGCGACCATTGTCAGCATTAGCAGATAATAGAGAGTCATTTTAGTGTCTCCATATATTTGTATATAGATGATACACTATTTCTTAAGGATTGCGTATTATAACTTAATAAAAGCGGAAAGGGTCGGATTCGAACCCACGGATGCT